CCCGCTCCCGCAGGACGTGCAGGACTTCGACGTGATGCTCAAGTTCGACATCCGCGAGCTCTCCACCGACCTCGTGACCGAGAAGCTCAAGGCCATCAGCACCCTGGTGCTCCCCCTCGACACTGCCGGCGTCATCGACCGGGCCAAGCTGATCTCCGTCGCCCTCCGGGCCATCGACCCGACCCTGGCCAGCGAGCTGGTGATGCAGCAGGGCCCCGCCGCGCAGAAGATGTTCAACGAGACCAACGACGAGATCGCGCTCATGTCCCTCGGCAACCCGCCGCAGCTCCGGGAGAACGACCCCACCGCGCCCATGCGCCTCCAATTCAGCCAGCAAGTCCTGCAATCCAACCCCAAATATCAGGCCCAGCTTCAGCAGGACCCGCTCTTCCAAGCCAACCTGCAGAAGTACATTGAGAACCTGCAGTTCAGCGTGCAGCAGCAGCAGAACGCCGTCACTGGCCGCCTCGGAGTCCAATGAAACTGACCGACGAACAGCTCTCCGAGGCCCTGTCCGTGTCCGAGGAGCACCCCGTGCTCAAGGCCATGGGCCAGCTCATCGACGACACACTCCGGGATGAGGTGCACAACGCCATCATCCCATCGCTTTCTGCGGAGGACCGTGCCTACAACGCAGGCCGGGCAGCCGCAATCAAGGATCTCATCGCACAAATCAGTGCGTTAAGAAACGGGAGGGAGTTGACTTCCGGTCAATTCTAGGCTCTCACTCACACAACGGCTTCTTGGTTGGCCTTCAACAACCATGGCGCAGAATACCCGGCTTGCAGGGTCTAAAAGCATGGACATCCCGACGACACAGGAAGCGACACCTGCCCAAAACACGGCACAGCCCCCAATCAACCCGATGCAGTTCGACGAATCGGCGTTGGCCAAGCTACTGAAGTCACGATTCAGCGGGGAGGAAGAGAAGGCATCAGCAGTCGAGCGACAAACGCCGGAGCCGGAAGCCACTTCTGTGGACGATCAGGCCGAGGATGCGGAGCCGACCGCAGAACAAACGGACGCTCAGGCCGAGTCGCCTGAGCAGGAGGTTCTTTCCGAGACCGAAGAGAACAGCGACGAGGATTCGCTGGGCTTCCGCAAACGCATCGACAAGCTCACGCGCCAGAAGAAAGAGGCGCTGGAGAAGGCCGAGGCGCTCGAGCGTGAGCTCAACGACGCCAAGACCAAGCTGGAGCAGACCAACGACAGGCCGACCGCGGTGCAGTCCGCAGCAGACCCGTTTGCCGATGTCTGGGAAGTGTCCAAACTCAACGATGAGTGGAGCAAGGCCCGGAATCTTAAACGGTGGTGCGAGGACAACATCGACGGCTGCGAAGTAGAGGGCAAGGAGTACAGCTCGGAGGATGTGAAGCAGATCAAGCGGCGTGTAGAAGACGCCATCGACCTGCACATCCCCAACCGTGCTCGCTTCCTGCAGAACTACCAGCAGATCAAGCCAATCGCAGAACAACTCTACCCATGGTGGAAAGACCGTTCAGCTACCGAGTACACCGAGGCGCAGGCCGTCCTGCGGCAACTGCCGCAGATTGCCTCACTTCCGGAGTACCAGGTGCTGGTCGGTGACTTCATTGCCGGGCGCAAATTGCGTCTGGCTCAGGAGTCCGCCAAGGGTAAGCCATCTGCCACCCGCCCACTGGTCAAGGCACCCAGTCAGCCCGGTCGACCCACCGCAATCCCTGCAAAGAAGGATGCGGCCAAGGTCGGCCTGGACAACGCCAAGTCGAAGTTCCGAAAGTCCGGGACGACCACCGAATTAGCCCAAGTACTCAAAAGGATGCTCTAAGTCATGCCCCTACTCCAGCCCAACCAGGGCGGCTCTGTGCCGCTCGCTTCAACCTCGTCCGCCCGTGAAGATCTGGCGGACTACATCGCCATCGTCGACGCCAAGTCGACCCCGTTCGTGTCCATGGCCCCGAAGGGCCGTGACATCGGCAATATGCAGTTCTCTTGGCAGGTCGACAATTACGGTGCCCCCGTGCTTGCCGGCGTGGTCGACGGCACCGACGTGACCGTGTCCAGTGCCTCGAACCCGGTGGTCAACCGGACCCGTCTGAACAACTACGGCCAGGCCTTCCGCCGTGATTTGCGTATTGGTTTCATCGCTGAGACCCAGGACGTCGCTGGTGTGAGTGATGAATTAGCTAACGGCATAGCTAAAAAATTGGTCGAAATTAAACGTGATATGGAGAGTACATTTATGTGTACTAACCAAGCTGCCCAAGCCGACAACGGTTCGACCAACGCCTACCTGACCGGCTCGATGGGTAACTGGTTGAACAGCACCAACGCCTCCAACATCGGCGCGTGCGCTTCCGGTTCTCCGTTCCTCCCTGCCTCCGGCGCGGTCGATACCACTGCCAGCGCATCCTTCACTGAGGCCACCGCCCAGAACGTGTTGACCGCTATCTACAGCGCCACCGGCACCTTCCGCGACTACGATTGTATCTTGGGCACCACGCTCAAGCGTGCGTTCACCAACCTGACCGCCTCCGGCACTACTCAGGTGGTCAATACGAATGCTATCGCTGCTACCAGCGTCCGCACCTTCAACCAGGACCTGTCTGCCGACACCTTTAAGGCGTCCATCGACATCTTCGAGGGCGACTTCGGTCGCTTGATCCTGCACCCTTCGACCTTCGTCGGTGGCAAGAACAGCACCTCGCTGTCCGCTCAGGCCTACAAGGGCTACGTCATCCCCATGGACATGGTCGAGGTGCGCTACGCCAAGCTCCCGCAGGTCAAGGATCTGCCCGACGCCGGCGGCGGCCCTGCCCGCCTCGTCGAGGCCATTGCCGGTCTCGTGGTGAAGAACCCGAGCGGCTTTGGTATGTTCAACGGCGCGAGCTAGTCTTAGTTTCAACGGGGGAGGTCCACTCCGGGCCTCCCCCTCTTTCCTTTCTCATGGCTCACAATTCCGCATCCTCCGTCATCGCAAGCGCCCTCGACGATATGCCCGGCGAACTGCGCCGCGCCATCATCAAGGAGTTCCAATCCGGCATCCAGAAGGACTGGGTCAAGGCCGGCATTGACCAGAAGCGCATCGCCAAGGACTCGCAGCGCGATATTCGTTCCGTTGACGGTATCGGACGCCTGCGGATGCGTATCGACCCTACTCTTTACCATGCCTGGGGGCATAAACTGGGGTACGATTGCTGGAAGGATTCCCAGTTTCTCAAAGAAGTAGAGCGCGATAACCCCGAGGTGCGAGTGCGCTGCGGGGCTACACGCTTGCAGGTTGGATGGAGCGGTGGCACAAAACGAAGCAGTCAGAAGTTCTCCCTATGAATGTCGGATCAAACCGCCAACTGGCCGGCGAATACGGTGGCCGGTACATCGACGCCTCCGCGGGCACCGTGACCGGCAACTACATGGAGATCCATGCCGTCGCCACGTCCATCCTCGGCGCCGTCTCGTCCAACATCACCAACTTTCCCTCCGGCGTGACCATTCAGGCCGGAGACTCGATCTCGGGCGTCTTCACCTCGGTGGCTGTGTCCTCCGGGGCGATCATCGCCTACAACCGCAAGTGGGTCTAAAATGCGTCTCGGACTAGGTCTAGGACTCGGCGTCGAGCAAGCCCTCGGTGGGGCTGGCGGCGGCGCCGACCTGCCTATCATCCGGCGCGACCTGCTGCGAGAGGACGAGGGCTTCACTCTTCTTGAGTACGATGAAGGGCAGCCGACGTACAAGATCGTCATCACATACGGAACATTTGATTCCTTGATGCTGGAGGATGGAACCATATTCCTGCGGCAAGAGGACGACGGAAAACTCATCATTCAAGCAAACTAGCCATGGCAGACACGAAAATCACAGCCCTAGCGGCCATCGGTGCAAACCCGATCAATGTCGCAACCTTCCCTATCCCAATGGTCGACCTGCTGGACAACAGCATGGCGGCAAGCGGCACCACGAAGAAGGTGACCGTGAACCAAATCCTCGGCGCAGGCGGCACCGCCACCCTCGCCAGTGCCACCATCACCGGCGATCTGACGGTGGACACCTCGACGCTGAAGGTTGATTCGACGAACAATCGGGTGGGTATTCTTACGGCAACGCCTGCACTTACGCTTGATGTTGCTGGTCCTATTCGATCAATCGTTTCTGGTGGTACTCCGTATCTTTATTTGAACAACGGAACGTCACAGCATTATCTGTCGAACGATAGCAATGCTCTGAGTATTTCTGTTTTCTCAGCAGAGCAGATGCGAATTGCTGCTTCCGGTGTCTTTACTTGGTACGACGGCGCAGGCGGCACTCGAATGACCCTGAACGCGACGGGGCTGGGCGTGGGGGTTACGCCGATCAACAACTTACAGGTTGCTGCCAGCGCACTCGCTTCCATTCCTGCGGCTGGTGCTTCTGGGCACATGTTCGCCTTCGGAAGCGTTCCGTATGGTCTTGCCGGTGGTTCGCTTAGCAGTGGCAATTCTTACCTTCAAGCCACTCGCTGGGATGGTACGGCCACCAATTACGCTTTGCTGCTTCAGCCGAATGGCGGAAATCTTGGATTCAATGGTTTGTCATTTGGTGGTGGATCTAATGTCATTTTCATTGGAAACGGAACCGCTCCTTCTTCAAACCCAACCGCTGGCGGCATTCTCTACGTCGAAGCCGGTGCGCTGAAGTACCGTGGCTCTTCCGGCACCGTCACCACAATCGCCAACGCCTAACCTAATCCCACCATGATCATCCTCTGGCTCATCGAACGCCTCTTAGTCAAACCGACTGAAGGCTCTCTCACGGACGTTGTCATCACCGCCGATTGGCGTTGCAACGGCTCGCAGGATGGCTTCAGCGGAACCTGCTACGGTAGCTGCTCGTTCCAACCGCCCACCGGCTCGTTCACGCCGTACAACGAACTGACCGAGCAGCAGGTTCTCGACTGGTGCTACAGCAACGGCGTGGACAAGTCGGCCATTGAGGCCAACGTCTCGCTCCAGATCAACAACCAGATCAACCCTCCGGTCATTGCTCCTCCGCTGCCGTGGTTGCCGCCGGTGATGATCGTGCCTCCGATGTTGCCTCAGGTGGAGCCGGTTTTGGTTGCGGAGCAGCCTGTCGTTTCCGACACTTCGATCTGATATGATCAAGATCGAACTCACGTTGCAGCAGGCCCAGCAGCTCGCCCAACTCGTTGAAATCGCTATGAAGGCTGGAGGCGTACCGAATATCAGGATCGGCCAGCCGCTCTACGACATTATCGAGAACGCCGTCATCAACTCCCAGACACCCAAATCCTCAGAGTAACATGGACGCAACCAACCACGGCGGAACGAACGGCCTAGCGATCTCGCTGGGAACCGCGGCAGCAGCCACAGCAGCCTCGCTGCTCCCCCAGCTCACCGACGGCATCCGCTTCATCTCCGCCGTGGTCGGCCTCATTGCGGCCTGCATCGCGCTCTACAAAGCCTGGAAAAAATGAGAAACACCAAGACCACATTGGCCGGTATCGGCGCCATCCTCGTCGCCGTTGGCGGCACGCTGAAAGCGATCTTCGACGGCGACCCGACGACCTCGGTTGACATCACGTCCACCATCGCGGCTGTCTCCGCCGGCATCGGCTTGGTCATGGCCAAGGACGCCAGCGAGAAGCTGGAGATCAAGAAGCCCGAGTGAACTGGATCTACCAGATCCTGCGGGCCTTGCTCGACTGGTTCCGCGAAACACCACCCACCGATGTCCAACACGGCAATGCACCCAAACCTCTCAAGGATGATATGGCTGCTCGCATTGCCGATCTGCCTGGGCTGCCAGATGACCAAGGTGGTCCTGGTCCCTTCCGGTGATCCGATCATGCTAGCAGAGCCGACGCGGGCCAGCGTGTACGCGTTTGACCGCGACGGTAAGCTGGTCGGTCCTTCGACTGTGAAGATTCCCGCTGGGTGGTACGCTCTCCCCAAAGCCAAATGATTACCTACCGAGGCCAGAAGTTCGCCGGCTACAACAAGCCCAAGGCCACTTCCGGGGAGTCCAAGAAGTCCGCCGTGCTGGCCAAGGAAAACGGCAAGGTTAAGCTCGTGCGTTTTGGCGACCCGGACATGACCATCAAGAAGCACATCCCGGAGCGACGGGCCAACTTCCGCGCTCGTCACGGCTGTGACAACCCGGGATCAAAACTCTCGGCCAAGTACTGGTCCTGTAAAGCCTGGTAGCAAATGAGAACCGTCACCTACGACTATGTCCTGCAACGCGCCTGTGAGCTCACTGGGCGCGTTTTCTCAACGCTAACCACCGAGGAGTCTAATTTCTTCCGCACGTTCATATCAATGAGCCTGCGGAGCGCCTGGGAGTGCTTTGACTGGCCCGAGCAGACGGTCTACCAACAAGAGTTCTTCGCACAGACCTACACCTACACCGCGACCTACAACGCCGGTGACGTGGTGTACTACCCGGTCGAGGAGAAGTACTACCAGTGGGTCAACCTCACACCGCTCGCCGGCCAGACCCCGACGATCAACGGCCCCAAGGGCTCGCTCAACTCGACCTACTGGGCCGAGGCGCTGCCCGACTACGGCAACACCGACGGCAACTGGGACTTCAGCACCGCATACAGCATCGGCGACACCGTGCTCTACCCAGTTACCCAGGAGCACTACCAAGCCTACGCAATCCCGCCGGCTGGAACCGTGCCGACCGACACAACCTACTGGGGTGTGCTGAACAAGTTCCTGCGCAACATATCGCAGACCAACAACCCCAACGGCACCACCCGGGCCATCCCCATCGGCGAGACCTTCTCGGTGTGGCCGGGCGACCCCCGCGTGTCCTGGCGCCAGCAGGAAGCCCCCTACACCTTCACCGACAACGGCATCCTTGTCACAGCCGAGCTGCCCTACGTCTGGCTCGAGTTCCGCAAGACACCGCCGCTCCTGTCCAGTTCCGCCGAGGCCACCGCCTACGCTTTCCCGTACCGCTTCTGTGAGATCTGCGCACTCAAGGCCGCGGGACAGATGCTGCGGGTCGACGGCAAGATCGACTTGGGTAACCAGTTCTTGGAGTTAGGGGAGGTTGAACTCACCAAGGAGATCGACAAGGTTGCGCTACAAGAGAAATATGTGCGCCAGATAATCGTGCCCTCCCGGTGATATGCCTGACCTGCCTCAAATCGGTGCAATTGACGATGGATTCATCGGAGTGGTATCGCGCATTGACCCGGCGCTGATCCCGGCCTCCTACGTATCCAACGCCGTCAATCGCCGCTTCGAGGATCAGGTCATCAAGAACCGCTGGGGCATCGTGCAGCCCAAGTGGGGCGGTCGCTGGTCAGTCGGATCGCGCATCGTCACGCTGACCGCCGGCTCATCGGTAGGCGTGCCCGTCTCCGGCACTCAGATCCCGGCCAACTCGCAGGTGGTTTGCGACGTCGACGCCAACACCCAGATCTTCTCCAACGGAACGCTCTGCACGCTGGACGACAACGCCAACGCTGCCTTCAGCACTGCATCATTCAGCTTCAGCCCGTCACCGGCCAACAAGACGGTGCAGTTCTACGCATCGACGGCTCCATTTGAGGACATCCTGGGCGTCCTGCAGTACCGTGATCCCGACACCGGGGCCAACGCTCTCCTGGTGGCGGTCAACGAGGAGCGCTCATCCGACGGCGGCCAGGGCAAGGTTTGGTGCATCCGGCCCAACCAATCGCCCGTAGAGGTGCCCATGAACGGGCACGACATCTACCTGCCGGTGCGGCTCATTCAGGCCACCAACGGCGTGGTCATGCTGCGCCCGGGGAATGCGAGGTATTACTTCGACTCGACCTCCGGCATCTACGATTCCATCCTGCTTGAGGACGGCTTCGATATCCTATGCGAGGACGAATCCATCCTGTCCGACGAGGACTCGACCCAGATCAATCTCAACGTGTTGCCCGACCTAGCCACGGGCGACATCGTGAACCTCGGCCAGATCGGGGCAGCGCAGCCTCTATGGACCGGCAGCCCGGGCGCCGGTCAGGCCTTCCAGCTCTACGTCAACGTGGTCAACACCGAGGTCTCGTTGCACCTGACGCTACTGGACGCGCAGGCCGGCACCAACCGGCTCAACCTGTCCCCGGAGAACGGTGCCCGCTACTACGTCGAGCTGGCCAGCAACACGACCGGCTATGACCTAGCTCAGGACATCGTCAACAACCTGAACGACGGGATGCCGATCCTGATGCAGAGCACGGCTGCCAACCCGTCTGCGCTCGACGCCGGCTTCGACCGCATCCCGTCCACGCTGTCCATCAACAGCTCGGAGCCCACCGCGGACACGATCTCGGTCTTCAACCACAACTTCATCCCGGGCGATCAGGTCACGCTATCCAGCGTCAACAACGGTGGGGCGAACGTCACCAACAAGATCTACTACGTCTACCCGGTCGATAACAACACGCTGCGCCTGTTCTCGGGCACGACCGAGGAGACCGACTCGCTGAACGACGCCAGCCGGGCAGTCATCCAGCTCACGACCGCCGGAACGTCGCCCAACATCACGATCAACTCGGTCACAATCCTCAATCAAGGATCCGGCTACCTCTCGGCCCCGGTGATCACGGTCACTGGCACATCCAGTGTGGCCGCCAGTCTTACCGCCACACTGACCGACGGCAAAGTCAGTGAGGTCACCATCGTCAATGCGGGCGTCTACTCAACGACACCCGCTGCCACGGTGGCCATGCCTTCGACCTTGGTGGATGTCACCACGTCCAACGTCACCGGCAGCATCAAGCGCTCGAGTGCATCCGGCTCATCGGTGACCCCGGGCCGCGAGGGCCTGTACTTCCAGAACCGCCTGCTGCTGCTCTACGGCAACGACTACCTGGCCGTGTCCGACGTGCTGGACCCCCTGCACTACTCGCCCATTCTGAACGAGTTCAAGCTCAACACCGGCAGCAATGACCGGGTGGTGGCCCTGTACCCGTTCAACAGCACCACGCTGTTGGTCTTCAAGGAGCGCTCGGTGCTGGCCGTCGAAAACCTCTACGGCGACCTGTCGACCACCCGCCTGACCGAGATCACCCGGGAGTTCGGCTGCGTCTCGCAGTCATCCATTGCGGGCACTGGCTCCGACGTCATCTTTTTATCCCAGCGCGGCATCATCAGCCTGCGCCAGACCGAGTTCGGCATCAGCCAGTCGGTGGTGGTGCCGTTGTCCGACCAGATCCAGAACATCGTCGACGACATCGATCAGGCCTACTGGGGCAACGCCTGCGCCGCCTACTTCGCCAACCGTTACATCCTGAGCGTCCCGGTCGAGGGCGGTGACGGCACCAACCAGCGCACGCTCTGCTACAACTTCCTGAACAAGGCCTGGGAAGGCTACTGGGAGGGCTCGCTGCTCGTTCCGAAGTACTGGTGCCGCGTCATCGTGGCAGGCACCGACACGCTCTGCTGGGCCGACCAGAGCGGCCTGATCCATCAGTTCGACCCGCTTGGCCTCGTTGACGTCGACCGCACCGGAGTGCTGACCCAGATCAGCACCGAGGTTCGCTTCCGCGGCTACACCGGGGAGGACAACGTCGACCACAAGCAGTGGACCGACATTCAGTTTGAGCTGGGCAACTGGAACACCCAGTACTCCATCACCGCGCAGTTCGACGGTGTGAACGAGTCCTACGTGGTGGCCACCAACCAGACCAAGGACCGCACGGTCTACTACACCTACGGCAGCGGCACCTACAACACCAACAACACCGCCGACAACTTCCTGGCCCCGTACCGCGAGGACTACTCGGTGACCACCCAGTTCCGCTGCGGCAACAACGGGTGGAAGGCCGGCCTGCACCAGTTCTTCAGCCACAAGGCCCGCCTGCGTAAGCACTCGGCCTCTGTGCAGCCCCTGATCACCACCGACCAGGGCTCTCTCGACATCTACAGCGCCAAGGTCATCGGAATCGCATTCCGACTCTACGGCAAGAACGACGTCTAAACCACCATGCCACTCTTCGTAAACGTCACCCCAGGCACCACGATCAGCCCGACGACCACGCTGTCGGCCTCGACGCTCAACCTCCTTGGCACGCCCACGGTCAACATCACTGGCACCATCGACGGCGGCACGCTGACCATCGGCGCCAACTCAGTGAACACCGCGGCGCTGCAGGACCTCTCTGTCACCACCAGCAAGCTGAATGACGCCGCGGTCACCAACGCCAAGCTGGCGACGATGGCAGCCAACACGATCAAGGGAAACAACACCGGCTCCGCCGCAGTAGCCCTTGACCTGACGGTGGCCAACGTCAAGACCATGCTCTCCTTGGTCCCCGATGAGACGACCATCGAGACCAGCGGCAGCACCATCCGGCTGAAGGACAACTCGGTCACGTCGGCCAAGCTCTCCACGGCCCCGCAGGCCAGCAGCTCGGCCACACCCACCGTCAACGCCGGCACCAGTCTTACCTGGAACCTGACGCCGAGTGCCAATGCGACCATCACGCTGACATTCAACGCCAATGACGACGGCAAGACTGTGCTGGTCAAGGTGAAGCAGGATTCCGGTGGAAACCTGACCGCTGCATTCACCGCGTCCGGTGGCAAAACCATCTACTGGCAGGGCGGCGTAGGTCCGGTGCTGACTACCGGAGCCAACAAGGCAGACCTCTTTGTCTTCGCCTGTATCGGCTCAAACATCTACGGCAAGCAGATCCCCAACTTCCTCGCTTAATGCACGACACCTGGTTCAACTCGGCTGACAGTGGCGTGAGTGTTCCGACGAACATCCCGTATGTGTTACCGGATATGTACACCATCGACCCCTACTCAAACGAGCCGGTGGTGAACCCCAACACGTCGCTGCTGACAATCGTCGACAATGACAACGGGCTGGAATACCCGGTCGGCAAAACGGTCAAGTTCCGGGTTGCACCGAAAACCCAAACCATTGACCCGGTGCTGAACACGTCGGCCTTCAACACCTACGCGACTCAGTTCACGCTATACTCAATCATCGGCCAGGCTGCCATCAACAACCCGGTCATCGTGATATCGGTCAAAGTGTTTGACCCAATAAACGGTGATTCCGGCCAGATCAACACCGAGTTCCAAACCAGAAACCTGCCGCAGGGATGATCCCCCAGATCACAGACTACCTCCTCTGCAAACTCCCCGACAGCTTCCAAGGCTGGACTCGGGAGGCGCTTGAGGACTACGTGCTGTTCCATGCGGAACAGGGCACGCTCAAGATCGCCACCCAGGACGACCACGTGGTGGCCGTGCTGGTAGGCTGGCGTCAACTCAGCCCGAATCCGCAGGCATGGGCATGGCAGCCCAGCGATCCGGAGGGCGACTACTGGTACTGGCACCAGTTCGCTGCCGACAGCGCGGTATTTGCGATGGCTGTAGCGGCTAAGTTCTTCCACGACCGACCGGAGGCTGCAATCCTCCCGGCCATCGGCTATCGCAACGGCAAACTGACCACCTACAACAAAGGCTCGATGCCGATCTACAAGGTGGCTCACAAAAAATATGGCATCAGTTGAAGCACCAGCACCGCGGAATTACGCGGCAGAAACCCGAGACACGCTTCAAGCCCAGCTTGATCTAGCGCCGCAAAAGTACGCCGCCGAGGCACAGTTCGCGCCCAAGTATCAAGCGCTGCAGCTTGGGCTTCTTAAACAGGCCACGCCCGAGCTCCTGGCTCTCTACAAGGAGCAGATCGCGCCCACCATGGGCGAGGTCGAGGCTGCGGCCCGCTCACGCTCGCGTGCTGGTGACATCGCGGACATTTCAGCCCTCGGTCCTCAGGCACGCGCCGCCATTAAGGCAGCGTCGCCGGAGCAGGCCGCTCTTGCTGACACTCTCACAGCCCAAGCCCAATCCGGTCTGGCTGCAGGCTCCCGGTTGACCCCGGAGCAACAGCGCATGGTTGAGCAGCAGACGCGCTCCGGCCTGGCTGCCCGCGGGCTGGCCCAAGGGCCGTCCGGTGCCTTGCAAGAGGCTGTACGCTCCCAGATGGCTGGTGCCGGCCTGCAACAGCAGCGCCAGCAGCAGGCAATGGGTGCTCTTGGGGCTTCCCAGGGTGTGTACGGTGACGTGTTCCAGCAGGTCTTGGGAAGGCCTTCCCAGGCATTCGCCGGCTCCCAGAGTTTCCTTGGGCAGGCGCAAGGCTTCAATCCGGGCCAGCTCTTCAACCCCGAGTCGCAGTACGCTGCCAACATCATGTCCGGCAATCAGCAGTCCCAGCTTGCCGCACGTACTGCTTCCGCCGCCAACACCACCGCGCTGATCGGCGCCGGTATGTCCGCTGCATCCAGCCTATGAACTACGGATATCAGCAGCCCGGTGGGATGATGCAGGGCTACGCACCCCAGCCGCCAATGATGCCAGGCAGTGGGTACGGTGCGCCCATGATGACCAACTTCCAGAACACCACCGCGGATGTGGAAGCCCAGCGCAAGCGCCTCAAGGCTCTCGGCCTGGACGACACTATGATCGACGATGCCCTATCGTTTAAGCAGGGTCTCTTCGAGAAGCGCGACGAGATGCAGGGTAAGGCCCTAGAGGCTATTGGAGGCGGGATCAAGGCTGCGGGCAGCAATATCACTGGGGCAGCGTCTGCTGCAGGTGCTGGCCTCAAAGGCCTCGCGTCCTCTTTGTGATCATCAAGTTCCAACGATGCACCGGGATCAGGCTCTTTCGGTTGTTCCGATGGCAGCTTGAGGTCTGGTTTTGCCCTGCTGGAGAGCTGATCCCGTCGCACTCCCACAGTCAGTTCGACTCCCGCATCATCCACATCCTCGGGACGATGCGCTGGATAATGGGAAACAAGTCCAAGCACGTCACAAGCTATCACTGCGGATGGTCTAAGCCCGTCCCAGCCGGCGTGCAGCACAGTGCCATTGCGCTGTCGTTCTCGGTGTTCGCAAATCTGGAACGGTGGAGCGGCAACCCAACCTCCGCGGCAGTGGACTTCCACCCGGCATGAACAAGCTAGGCCAGCTCTACTTCGATGCCGCTGGAGGTAACCACAACGCTGTGGTGTTCATTACAGCCTTCCATGCCTACTGCCATGCCATCGACGACCTAGTCGACGGCGACGTGCCGTTCACCCCAGAAGCATTCCTAGACGTGATGATGCAGGCCAACAGCCTGTACTCGACCCCGTTCTACATCGAGAACTGGTTTCGGCTGCAGCCCGTCATCGCGCAGATTACCAGCACCTACGCCGACTCCGTGGCTTGGGAGAAGGCTGACGAGGAATGGAAGCGTCAGACATCAGATGTCCTACGGCTCTGCGGGAACGACATGATCATCCAAGTGGCTTGGATAATCGGGGGATACAAGCACATGAGGGCTATCAGCTTGAAACTGCGCGAGTTCGCGTATCACTCTCAACACAGCTAATTTATGGCAACCTACGGCTACTCCACACCATACACCGGACGCGGAGACACCGGCCCTCTTCCTCCGGGATACATGGAGGCCGCAACCGCCCCCGGTCGCAATCTGGCCATGGGCATCGCTGCCATTGGGCAGGGCTTAGGAAAGGCCATTGAGCAGTATCGCACCAAGAAGGCCGAGACCGAGGCTGCCACACAGAGCTGGGAGACCGTCTCCGGGCTCATGCAGCAGCAGCTTTCGAGTGATCCAAAGTACCTAGCTATCCAGCAGTACATGGAGACCGGAGCGCTTCCTCAAGGCGTCACCGAGCAGGACATCCCGCGCTACACCCAGCAGGTGCAGGCCGACCGGGAGATGCTCAACAAGTTCTCGGCTCTCGGTGAGAAGTTCCCGGACATGAGCCTGGCCAAGAAGAAGGCGGCTCTCGGGGACGCTGTGATGGTGTTGAACCAGTACCGGACTGATCAGCAGAATCAGGTGCGTGAGGCGGCGGCTAGGCAGCAGTTGGCGCTCGGTGCGTTGCAGTTGGGTAAGGCCCAACGCGAGGAAGCCGCTGCTCCGTATTTCACGCAGGCATTGATTGACTTGTATGCCCGTCAGCCGGGACAAGGACCGACCGCTCCGTATGCGGATGTGACTCAGGAGGTAATGGACAAGTACGGCGGCAAGTTGACTCAAGATCAGGTGCAGGCGCTGATTCCGCTGACGAGCAGGATTGGTCAGGCTATTCCCGCAGGAATGACCGCACTCGGCGCTACTGTCGGACCAGAAGGTACCAAGGTGGAATACGGGTTGCCGCCTACTGTCACATCTATGCCTGTCCCGGGAACCGACTTGGTTCAGCCAATGATTGGACCTAAAGCATCTGGCGCTCCGGTTCCAGCTTCCCAAAAAATTCAGTCGAAGATAGACGAACTTCCTGAAGAAAAACGGAAATGGGCAAACGATACTCTCGATAAACTCAGGGCAAACAAACCGTTTGCTGATCTGGAATCTCGCGCAAACGAGTTTGCAGCGCTTGAAAAGATCGCTGCCAAGGAAAAACCAAGTCCTGCTGACGATATTGCATTGATCATTCGATTCAACAAGACGATGGATCCAGCAGGAGCTGTGCTTGAAGGCGAGTTTAAGCGTAGCGTTGAGGGCGGATCTGTCAGTGAGCGTGTTCGTCAATTGTACGAATACTATACAAAGGGCAATAGGCTTACACCTGAAATGCGGAAAGACATAGTAGATTCTGCAAAGTCAATTGTTGATGCATACGTTCCTTCTGTTGCTGGACGCATTAACGATGAGATAGTGGCTGCAAAATATAGAGGAGTTCCAGAGGACGCTGTTGTGCCTGACAGTATGTTGAACTTCCTCAAAACTAAGGGAAATTTGCCATCATTGAACAAGTCGCAAGATTCAACCAAAGAAGGTCAGACGAGCGGAGGAGTAAAGTACAAGGTGTTCAAGAACTAACCTATGCCAATCGTCGTTGAGGTTCCAAATAGAGGAAGAATTGAGTTTGCTGATGATACGTCTGAAGCAGACATAGACGCAATCGTATCAAAGGAGTTTCCTCCCACCCCAGACGACTCCTACAACAAGGTGCTGCAGTACAAGGCAGCGCAGACCGACTACACTCCGAGCAAGCAGGAGTTCCTCGACTACCTGAAGGTTGGAAAGGAAAAGTCAATCGACCTGAAAGGAGCCGCCGCAGCAATTGGACCGGGACTGGCCCACATTGCAGCGCTTCCGTACAGGCTTGGAGAAGCCATTGGCGACATTTATCAGCCTCCTGAAGGAGCCACTGAAGGCGACGTTGCCGCAGCAACTTTTGCCGAAACAGCGATTCAAGCAAAGTTGAAGGCTCAAAGCCTATACCGAGGAATCTCAGCTTCCATAGTAGACAAACTCGACCAACTTCCTCTTCTCATCCAAAGCAAAGAGGATCGCGCTCGTATGGAATCCATGCTTGATGACATCAAGTATGTGGACTTTCTTGAGAAAGCAGACATTGATCGAAAATTGGCGCTAGCCAATGCACCTCAAGAGCAGCGCGTTCCGGCTTCTCAGGAGTTCCTGCAAACCTACAACATTCCGCAGGAAGCCATTGGTCAGGCTGGTCTTGAAGTCGGTGGATTCCTTACGGACCCGTCATCCATTGCTTTTGCCGGCGGTGGAAAGCTGGCTTCCGTAATGGCTAAACAAGCTGTTGCTCAGATTCCGCGTGCAGCCGAAATGCTTAGGGGAGCAGGAGAACGTGTAAGTCAGCTTGGGCGTGCTCCTGAGAATTTGGCTGGAAGCCTCACCGCTAAAGTCACCGGATCTCCGCAAATGGGTCAGGCTGTGCAGGAGGGCATATCCAAGGGAACGACCACGATTGCAGTTGGTGAAGCTGCCGGCATTCCGATTACGATGAATGTTCCTGTCCTAGGAACTACATCACAAGTAATTGGTGCAACCAAAGGCCTAGGAGCCACCATGGAGACAGTTGGAGAGGCCGGTGCGGCATCACGTGGTCCCGCGCTGACTCCGACCCAGAGGGGCCTTCTAGGCGCAGGGGAACGCATTGCTGCTGCTGAAGGCGCTTCTTCAAAAGCTCGTGCGCTAGGAACCGCTCTTGCAAGAAGCGGTCTTGAAACACCAGTCAAGCTGGCTGCGAATATCCTTGTCCCAATGACAGGCGCTGCCGCTGGTGGTGGATTGCTTGCGGCAATGAGCGGAGAGGAGGCGGACGCAATTTCAGCGGCTATTGGAAGCGGCGCTGCCTTTGGTGCTTTTGAAGGTGGATTCAAAATTGCCAAGGCTGTTGAGTCTAACGTGTTTAATGGTGCTCGTGTCAGGCAGACCGCGGTGGATGATCTGAACACTCGGCCTACCGAGGTGCAGTTCACCTACGTTGACCCAGTTTCCGGAGAGCAAACTTCGACCATCAAGGACTCCGAGGCACGCGCTACCTTGTATGGACGCCTCAACAACAAGCAGCTTACCAAGGCTCTGTCCGAAATTGCGGGTGCTGAAAGCGCTGGAATTGAAGTTATCTTCCATACCGACGCCGACACCGTTCCAAGTGCATTGCAGACGGTGAACTATGCCGGCGTTTCAATCGGCCCAGAAAACGTCAAAAGCGGCAAGCCAACCGTCC